ATGTTACGATTTCTGCGAAAGAGTCTTTATCTGCTTGTGATCCAGTTAGGATAGCGTCAATTCTTCCTTTCTCAGTATCAATTTTATTATCTAATGATGTCTCAATTGCAACTCTTTGTGAGTGAGCTGATCCTGAAAGGCTAGAAATATCTCCTGATAATCCAGTCTCGATAGCTTTTCTCTGTACATCAGCTGAACTTGATAAAGAACTAATGCTAGAATCTAATGTAGATTTAAGATTAGCGTTAGCAGTGTGTGCAGATCCTGATAAAGAACTAATGCTAGAATCTAAAGTAGATTTCAAGTTTACATTAGCTGTATGTGCAGATCCACTTAATGTGTTTACAATTCCGTCAGCATATAATTTAACTGATGCAGAAGTTGCATTCATTTCCGCTTCAGTAGCAAAAGTATCATCTAGAGAAGCAGTAAAGCTTTCTAATGAATCTAATCTACCGTCCTGTACTGATTGTTCTGAAGCAATTGAGTTATCTAAAGCTACTCTTTGTGCATGAGCTGATCCTGATAAACTGGAAATATCAGAAGTTAAACCTGACTCTATTGCTACTCTTTGTGCATGTGCTGAAGAACTTAATGCTGTATCACCTGACTGGAAAGCTGAGGTTAATCCAGATTTGATTGCTTCTCTCTGCGTATGAGCAGAACCTGATAATGAAGTATCTGCAGCTTGATATGCTGAAGTTAAGTCACTTGATAGGTTAACGTTAGCTGTATGTGCTGAACCGCTTAAAGCTACTACTGATGCCGAAATAGCTGCTTGGTTAGCATTTGATGAAGTAACGTATCCTGCGAATGCAGTATCATTTTCTGTGTCTACCTGATTGATCAAAGTAACAATCTCTGCAAACGTATCTTTGTCTGCTTGAGAACCTGTTAAAATTGCATCAATTCTAGCTCTCTCTGTTCCAATATCACTATTAAGAGTTGATTTGATAGCTTCTCTCTGTCCGTGTGCTGAACCAGATAATGAAGAAATATCAGAAGCTAATCCAGATTTGATTGCTTCTCTTTGAGTATGTGCTGAACCGGATAAAGATGCTACTTTAGCTACTCTGTCTGTATGAGCAGATGAACTTAATGCTGTATCAGCAGCAATATAAGCTGATGATTGTGCTGATGCGATTGCTTGTCTAGCTGCTTCTGCAGAACCTGATAATGAAGAGATAGAAGAATCTACATCTGATTTAAGGTTAACATTTGCAGTATGAGCTGAACCTGATAAAGAACTAACACTAGAATCTAAATTAGATTTTAAACTAGCATTGGCTGCTGCTGCAGATCCAGATAAGCTTGACAGGGCAGAAGTTTGTGCTGAATTTAAGGCTACTCTTTGAGTATGAGCTGATCCAGATAATGAAGAGACTTCAGCATCAGTTGCATATGTTGCATCTAATGAAGAACTAAAGCTCTCTAAACTATCGATTCTGTTATCTAGAGGATTTACTACTCCACCTAGAGAACCAGAAAGATCTGCTACCTTGCTGTCAGTATATGATTTTACACTCCCACTATATACACCAAAACCATCTGTATCGGAGATGGTGACTTGTGATGAGCCAGAAACAACGTTCTGTGAGTTAATGAAAGCTAACGTATCGGCGTCAACGTATGAGGTTACTCCCGATAGTTGCGATCCGTCCCCTACAAAAGATCCTGAGAAGGATCCTGATAGAATGGCAGCTGAATCGCTTTGGGCTAAATAATTTGCATCGTTCGAGAGTTGGGATATTCCTGATCCCGATACGATGACCTTTTTCCAGTTTGGCATCTTTGTTTGTTTTAAATGTTTACTTTGTTATAAATATATCTATTTTAATCTTCCTGCCCTATAAACAGATTATAATTTGAATCTAAATATAGGCCCCCAGGAATAGGAGTTGGTGTAGATGATTGAGTTACCATTCTAAGTAATCCGTCACCTGTAATTCCAAATGTTTTTACTGATCCACTATAAACTGATAATGCATCTCCAGAGTCATCTTTTTGTAAAGTTAATGATCCTGTTACTCCTATTGAGCTATGCGCAGTAAATACTGAACCTGTTTCTTGAAATAAAGCTAAATCTAGTACTCCACTCTGAAAATGAGCTGAGCCTGTATCTAAGTCTATTGTTGCAGTACCAGAGAAAGCTCCTCCATCGATACCATCACCTGCAATCACTGCAGTAATGTCTCCGGATCCTCCTCCAGAACCTCCTCCAAATCCAGAGAATTCTGACCAAGTATAAGTTGGATTAAAAGTGATTGGTGGATTTGCTGCTGTTATCGTTAATTGGTAACAAGAGCTTGCATCTTCTACCCATACGATTTGTCCATCAGATAACCTGTTGGTCGGAATATCGTCTAGCATATCATATTCAGCTACAGTATAGAACGCTCCTTTTATAAGGTCTATATCTGCAATAGCCAACCCGGAACCGGAGGCTGCTGAATTTAATACTATTTTTGAACTAATCGATGGCATATATTATAAATATTTTATTATGGGGCTGAACCACTAGATGGTCTAACATCTAATAATATTGTACTGCTTCCCGCTATCGTGTTTTGTGGTCCAATCATTATCCAGTCTGTATATCCTAGATGAGCTGAACCTAATGTTAATTTATGTATGTTTGAGGCTTCTGTAGTACCAAGTCCAGAACCAAGAGCTGCTCCATCTGTTGCTGCTTCTAGTACATATTGATCTACTGTTGATCCTCCGTATGCGTCTGTCATTGTTCTAGGAACTCCTCCTAAATCAGAACCAGAAGGTGCTAATATGACAAATCTATTTGAATTCGTTCTTGGAATAGAATCCATATTATCTAATACTTCTGCTAGAGTGCTACCATTACTACCTGATTCTAATAAGTATGCAGTGTAAGTACTTCCCCATGAGTATGTGAATGATGAATCTCCTAAATTACCATCTTCTATCTTTTCTACAAATCCATATCCTGAATAAGATGTTACTGAAGGAGGTGTTCCACTTCCTACGCTTTGAATTCCTAAGTCGTTATTGTAGTTAGTTGTACCTTGTCCAATATCGTAAACATATATTTTACCAGTATCTGCTGATTGATTAATTGTAAATGTTTCATTGGTCAAAGTTACAGATTCTCCATAACTATCAGTTACTGTTATATCTATTGAGTAAGTATCTGCATCCAATGACCCTGTTGATTGTATAGAGTAAGGTGATGAACTGTTAGTTACTTGTAGTTTGTTTCCATCTGTTCCAGATAAACTAATGTTAAATGGACCGTTATTTTCAACATCTGTTACAGTTAACGAACCTACTGTTGTTACTCCTGTAGCATCATCTGTTTCTAAACCAGTAACTGCTGTAAAGTTAGCTGATGGTGATGAGTTACCAAATACAGTTAGGGTTACATTACCGCTTCCTATATTACCATATTGATCTTGGAAACTAATAGTTGATTGAACTGTATCTCCACTCTGTGTTGCTGAACCAGATAATGTAGTCCCTAATGTTAAGTTACCACTTCCGTCTACTGCTATTGCAGAATTAGATGAAGTATAAGACTGTACAATTTGACCTCCATAGTTAGGAGAATAGCTAACAGATAATTGAGCATTTGAACCGTTATTATATCCTGAAGCATCTTTTAATGCTGCTCCTGCTTCAGCTGATTCTATTGCATATACTGAGGTATCACCTCCTAAGTTTCCTGTTCCTGATTGAACTACTGTAAATGAACCAGAATAAACATTTGTACTAAATCCATGAGTATCTGCTACACTTGCAGTATAAGGATAAGTACCTGCTGGTACATCAATATTATTTACATTTAACCTTAAGTAAGGTGTATTGATAGAAGGAGTAAAGTAAGTGCTATCATAACTAGTAAACGTTAATGCATCGTTTGGAATATTATCCCCTTCATCTTCTGTTACATATAATTGTAATACTTGAGATGTTCCTCTTGCTTGGTTTGTATTTAAGTTAGAAGTTGAAACACCAGATACTTCAGGTGCAAAGTTTGGTGCTACATTTACACCAATCGCACTACTTCCATTATTACCGAATTGATCATTCCAAGTAATAGTTGTAGCTATTAAAGAGCCATCTGTGTTACCACTTCCGCTAATATCGTTACCTACAGATAATCTTCCGTTAGAAGCTACTGATATTAAGTTGTTAGAAGAAGCAAAATTAGTTGCAGTTTGACTACCGTAGTTAGGAGAATAAGTAACTGCTAAAGATCCTTGAGTACCTGTTCTACCGTTAGAGTTAGTTCTAACTGCTGCACCATTAAGTGCTGATTCTATTATATAGAAGGTGCCGTTAGTAATAAGGGAACCATCATCTGCTGCGTTTATAGTTAGTGATCGACTATACGTGTTTGATTTTGAAAAGCTATCAGTAACTGTTACATCGTAATTATACGTACCAGGACTTAAGTCACTTGAAGGTTGTATTTCCCATGACGATGAATTAGCATTTTGTGGAACTGCGTTAAAAGAACTACCATTAGCACCCCCTATATTCAAATTGAAAGGGGTATCTCCTTCTGTATCTGTTATACTAACATCTACTAAAGAAGTACTTCCAGTTGCTTGATTTTCATTGAAGAATGTTGAGTTATTACTAAACGATGCTACTGGTGCATTATTAGCAAATACTACCACTGAGATATTTTCTGATCCTATATTACCATATTGATCTTCGAATGTAATAGTAGAAACTAAAGTATCGCCAGGTGCGTGAATTGAACCGCTGATTGCAGCTCCTAAAGTTAAGTACCCGTTATTATCAATTAGTATATCTGAGTTAGAAGAAGTAAATGATTGAACTGCCTGACTACCGTAGTTTGGTGAGTAGCTTACAGTCAATCTAGAAGCATTTCCGGAATTATATCCAGATGCATCTCTTATTACGTCTCCACTTAGAGCTGATTCAATTATATATGATGTTTTATCTCCTCCTAAAGTACCGTCATCTGCTTGAGCTATTGTAAATGCTCTATTGCTATAAGAAGTACTTTTTGAATATTGATCAGTAACTGTTAAATCGTAAACATAAGTACCTGCAGTTAAATTTTCTGATGCTTCTAATATTACTGAAGAAGTATTAGCATTTTGAGGTACAAAATTTAATTTATCAGCATTGGTACCAGATAAAGATATAGAATAAGGAACATCAGATTCGTTATCTGTTACTGTAAAGCTTGTTATAGTTACTCCGTCAACTGCTTGGTTAGTATTATATATACTTGAATTGTTAGAGAAAGAAGCGTTAGGAGCGTCATTAGCCACTACACTTATATCTACATTATCAGTAGTTGTTGTACCAAAACCATTTGTAAATGTAACAGTAGAGGAAATAGTATCTCCACTTTGAGTAGCTGAACCAGATAAGTGATTAGCTAAAGATAAAGTTCCGTTACTATTAATATTGATAGCAGAGTTAGAGGAAGACCAAGTACCGCTTTGATTAGATGAATAATCTGCTGCTGTTCCTGTTCTACCGTTAGAGCTTCTTTTAATTGTAGCTCCTGCTTCAGCTGATTCTATAATATAAGGTCCTGCTGACCAGTTATCTGAGATGCTGGCAGGCGTATCATCAGATATGTTTATAGTAATATATCCAGCGTCTGAAGCTGTATTATAACTATCTACTACCTCTACAGAATAAACGTATCTGTTTATTAAGTCAGAGTTTAAATATACTCCATTCTTTCTAGTTACTTGACCTGCAGAACTCATTTGGAATGGATCTTCATGCGGATCAGTTAATTGAGATGTACCTCCATAAGTACCTTGAGTTAACCAGGCACCGTCTAATTCAGTTCTAAATAAATTAAAGTTTCTAAATGTAATAGTATCACCTTCATTATCAGAAGCTGCAATACTACCTAAACTTGTACCGTTAGAACTGTTTTCGTTTATAGTACTTAATGTTTGATCGTTAACTACTGGTATTATGTTATCAGTAACGTTAACTGTAATGTTAATTGAAGCACTAGCTTCTAAATCTTCTCCTGCTTGATAGTGTTCATCAGCAGCTGTAAGACTCATTGCATAAGAAGTTATATCTTCATAGTCTAATGAGCTAGTTACTTGATCAATCTGTACGTATGTTCCGTTATTTGTAAGTGAGAAGTGTCCAGATGAATGAGAGCTAGAAGTTATTGTAATAGCATCACCATCTATATCTGAATAATATATCCTTCCTACATATCCAGCAGAAGCATTTTCGTTTCTATTAACTGTATAGGAAGTAATAATAGATCCTGCTGTTGATGTTTGTCTAAATACTGGTGCTGAGTTTGGATTAACTACAATATACAAGCTTGAAGTAACAGAAGTACCAAAAGTATCTGTAGCTTGTACTTTAGCTTCATGAGCTTGAACGCCATCCCCTCTATCTACTGTATTAAAAGTATCAGCATTTGATTGTGTAGCTAAAGTTACAGCTCCATTAGATGCCACGCTTATAAACCCATCTGTATAAGATGAAGCAGTAGCAAAAGTAATGCTTTGTCCTTCAGGATCTACTCCAGTTAATGTTCCTAATGATAAACCACTATTAATAAACTCTTCTACAAAGAAGCTTCCAGTAGAAGTAAATGATGGTCCTGTGTTAGGGTAGAAAACTGCATTTAAAAATTCTTGAACACTACCAGATGTACCTGGATTAAAAGAGGCAGAGAAGAAATCAGGTAAGTATTGACTTGATATTACTCTATCTCCATCGTATGTTACATCTGCTGTAGTGTTTATACTGTCTATTCTGCTATCAAATGATGCAGAGTCTATTTGATATGATGATGTTGTTAGTAATCCAGTAGTATCACCTCCTGATGCTGTAATATTCAACCTAGCAATGTGAGCTGATTGAGATAATGAGGTTAATTCAGCATCTGTGGCTAAAGAGCTAGTATCTATCGATACGTTATTAAGTCTATTATCAAATGATGCACTATCTGTTGAGTAAGAAGCAGTAAAACTATTTAAAGCTTCTATACTTGTATGAGATCCTGTAGAAAATGAACCTGTAACTGATTCTAATGAAGCTAATCTTGCATTAATCGAACCAGTATCTACTGCTGATGCTGTAATATTTAATCGAGCTATATGAGCTGATTGAGATAAAGAAGTAACATCACTATCTGTAGCATAAGTTAAGTCGATAGAAGAACTAAAAGCCTCTAAAGCATCTATTCTAGGGTTAGTTGATGCTGTATAAGCATTAATTCTACCTATAGCTTGAATATCAAACTCAGTAGATGATGTAATAAATCCTAAACCTGTGATTTGAGCAGAAGAAGAAATAGTACCCGCAGGTATTTCTGTATCATCTGATCCAAATCCAGCTGCTGCTACTGATGCAGATATAAACGTAGGATCTATATACGAAGATGTTGCAGCAAAAGAAGAACTTATACTCGAATTGACTATACCGTCAATATTATCTACTGATATATACGAAGCTGTTTGTGCATATGTAGCATATTCTGATGAGGTAATGTAACCAAGCACTTCTATTTGTGCAGAAGATGATATAGTACCGGCAGGAATATCAGCTATCGATGAGGTTACAAAGCCTGCGTCTAATAACTGTGCAGAGCTCGAATATAAGTTTGAATTACTTGATGAAATAAACCCAAGATCACTAATCTGGGCTGATGATGATATATAAACATTAGTCTTAAGGTCATCTACCTCAGTATTTAATGTGTTATAATCAAATTCTAGCGTGTCTATCCTATTATCAAAGGATGCACTATCAACTATATTGTTTTGGTTAATAGTAACTTGAGAGCTAGTAAATTCGTTTATGGAAGCTGAGTGTTGATTAAGAGGAAGTATAGAGGCTTGACCTGTGCCACCAGCTTCGAGTGCTTCAATCTTGCTCATAACGTCAACACCATTAAATGTTAACTCAGAACCAGTTATATTGAAGGAACCCGTTAACGCTAATGCGTTCAGCGACGGTACAAGTGCTGCTTGTGTCAGACTGCCAGAGTTAAATACTACCGAGCCTGAAAGTTCTGTGGAGAATCCTGCCATGAATTACTTTCTCTATTATTAAATTTCAGCTGTAACAGAGGTGAGAACACCTTTAGTATAAATATGGGGTAACTCTTAAAGCTTCCCTGAACTTTCTTGGGTAAGTTTAAATTCTGATTTATCAAAGTACTTTTTAGTATTGAATGCATAAGCGTTAACTGCATCTGTTACTATATACCCAAGTAATTTTATGTTAAAATTAGTTTTCACTATTCTATCATTACCTTGAACTACCTCTGTAGCTGTAGTAAAGGTATCTATCATTGCTCTAAAGCGATATTTATCAGGAGCTCCCCAATAAGAATCAGATGCGAAGTTAATTCCTTCGATAATCTTGTTATTATGCTCCATATAGTCTGTATACACTATACAACTGTAATCTATATTAACATAATCCGGGATTGCTACTGCATGGTAAGTGGATACTGGTTTTCTATTGTTTAATAGGTTGAATTTATCGTAAGCATTCTTTCTATTATACTTTTGTTCGAATACTCCAAAGTTATGAGGTGCATTACCATCTAACTTATTACCTAAGTTCCTATTTCTTTCAATACTTTCACGTCTAAACACTATTAAAGGTGCTTGCATCTTGCCATTCTTGTCTCTATAGAAACCATCCTTCTGCATAGCAGCCCATCTCTCAGGAGAACCATAAACTAACGGTACATTTATAGTTTTACCGTTCATATGCACCTGAGGTTTAAGAACATCGTTAAAATAAAAGAAAATAGCTTCATCTATATCCTTAATGCCTACAGTTTGTATTTTAACTGTATCATCAGCTCTAGATACCTGGTATTCTCTTTGTTTTTGTGTCTTTTCGTCCATGTTATCTTGATTCTGTTATTCCTACTCTATCTGCTCTTGTTAAGTGACAATCAATTACCACAGATAAAGAGCGGCCAAAACCAGATGTTGAAGATCCTAGGTTATAACTGTTATCTGAACCTAGTACAAGTTGGTTTTCTCTAACAGTATCTACTTCATAGAAGTCATTATGCCATTCTACTATGTCTCCCACTTCAGGTACTACAGATTTATCTTCTAAATCTTGTCTTATGAATGCAAATGATGCTTCTCTACCTAAATCAGGTCCAAACTCTTCTATATTAATGACTTGATCCCCTCTAGTAATTAAACAACTAAGTTTAACTGCTGTCCAGTAAGATTTACTTAGAGATTCACCGTATAAGTTGACATCAGTGTCTTCTAAACTTATTTTATGGTAAAGAATCTCTTGTTCAATGATATCATGTAGAAGTTCTCTACCGATATTAATCATTAAATCTATATCTCTCCTAGATCCGAATCTCATTTCTCTTCTATTGTTTCTTCGCCAACTTTAACTGCAACTATATCGCTGTATTTCGACTTAGCATTATCTTTAAATGCTTGAAATGCTTCGAGTGCTTCTTTTTGACTTATTAATTTAACTTTATACCTTGCAAGCTTACTTTCTGAGTCTTCTGATGCTAAAGTAACAGTGGTTACACCTGGTAATGCCCTAAGAGCATCGTCGTACCCCTTAGGTCCATCTTCAGCGTATTGAATCTGTACCATAGCTTCAAAAGTCCTGTATTCAAGCTCTAATAATAACGGTATTAATTTCATTATCCTACGTATATGGTCATTGGAACTGTTTTAAGAGTCTTTTCTAGGCTTTCTCCTTCTAAAGCTTGAGCTTCTAACTGTTTACCTCTTGAAGTTGAATCTAACATATCTCTTAAACTTGTCATAAGTTCTGTTTTCTCTGTTCTAGCGTCAGCTAATAGGTCAGCTTGGTTAAGAGTAGCCTCAGAACCAGGAACCGGCACTGTTTGGTACTTACCTCTTACATATGCTAACATCTCTTTAGCTAATGCTAATGTATAACGGAAGATCCACTGTCTACCGACACTGTTTATATACCTGTAAGTAGGATTTTCATAAGGAACTTCACCTACATTAGTAATTAAGTCAGTCCTATCGTTAAAATTAAGTTTTGATTTGTCGTTATTCTCATAATATTCAAACCAAAGCTTACCAGCGTTTCTAGGTACTGGGAATATCTTTAATTGGTTATTAACTACTTCAAAAGAATAAGTAGACTTTCTTATTTGATCGTTAAATTAAATAGCTTGCAATAGTTGAACATCATAAGATGTAGGCATTAACATAAAATTAATACCGGGACTAAACTTACCGAAGTCGAAAGCAGACATTAATGATTGAACTCCTGTACCAGTACCAGCATATGGATCAAAGTATCTCTGTATTGCAGGAGGTGCTTCGTAGAATACTTTTCTTAATTCTATTCCACCTGCTATTCCTTCATCTTGGGCCCAGGTATTTAAGTCGTAAGATTGTTTACCAGAAGATATGTCTATTGAACCTGAGTATTTAGTTACCGGTCCACCTACTCCTGCTTCAGTACCGTAGTTTCTACTAATTAATATAACTCGATTAAGAGTTGGTTCTGCTAATCTATTATTTATACTACTACCTGTAGCAGCTCCCTCCATAGAGAGATAATTCTCTCGTATTTTATATTGGAATACTTCATTACCATAGGTAGTAACTGCTTCTTCAAAACAAGTAAAGAAAGAAGTATCTTGTAGCTCTACGTCCATCAGAGGATAGCCTAATCTAGAACCACAGAACTTAGCAACTTTATTTGCATCAGCTTGGAATTCTGGATCACTATCATAAAATCCGAAAGGAGTAGCAGAGCCAGAAGTGAAGTTTGCACTGCCATCCCATATAGTTACGTTTGCCATTTAGTTATATTTTCTTATAAATAGCACATAAAAAAAGAGGCCCGAAGGCCTCTCTTAATATTTCATCTAAGCTTTTCTTAGATCTGACCTAAATCAGATACAAATACTTTAGCGTAGAATTCTGGTCTGATCATCTTCTTAGCGTAACGAGTCATTAAACCTTTTCTTGGAGTGAAGGTTTCTGGATCGTATACTAGAGGAGTCATCATTAATGGTACGTAAGGAGAATAAACTGCTCCAGCTTCTAAGAATTGTGAACCTCTATATCCCATAAGAATTGTATTCTCAGTCATATAAGGATTCTTGTATACTTGGAATCTGTTGTTTAATGCTCCAACTTTTTGTACGCCCATTGCGAACTGATCTTGATCACCGTTTGTAGCAGCTGCATATCCTGGAATAGATTCTAAGATTGTAGCTACACTTGGAGAACATACTAGGAAGTTTGCACCACCTCTTAATGTTTTCTGGTGAATCTTGTTAGATACTTTCTGTAATTTAGTACCTAAAGTTTGGAACCACTGTCCTTGAGTATTGTAGAAATCAGAAGTTGAAGTAGACCAAGCTGATCCATCCCATACTTTATTGTTTTCTGCACTCCAGTGCTCAGTTGTTCTAGCACCTGAGATCAACATATCTAAAATCTCTAAGTCGATTTCCATTGAAATGTATTCACTTAATAGTGAAGTCAATTCAGCTTCTGCATCGATAGAGTGATATGCGTTAAGATCTTG